ACATTAGCATATATTTGGCTTATGTGATAGGTGAAGTGAATGAGTGAAACAGCTTTTACCTCTAATTTAATCAAGCAATTTCAAAGACGTAGGTACGAGTTAGGACTTACGCAGCCTGAAGTTGACCAGAGGCTTGGCGTTGCGTCAGGCCTTTGTGCTAAATGGGAAATTGGTAATAGGAAGCCAACGCTGTTTAATGCATATTGTTGGGCTGAAGCCTTAGACCTTGAGATTAAGTTGGAGATTAAAGATGAGAGTGTGTGGGATTGACCCTGGGCTGACAGGCGGCATTACCTTTATACAAGGCGATGAAGTGTCAGCACATAGAACACCTGTCGTTACAGTTAAGAAAAAGAAAATCCTTAATCTTGTAAGGATAGTTGATTATCTCAAACTGTTTGAACCAGATATGGTTTATATTGAGAAGCAACAGTCTATGCCGAGGCAGGGAGTTGCTTCTACGTTCAAGACAGGACTGAACTATGGCCTGTATCTTGGTTTGTTTGTGGCTCTTGATTTAAAATATACAGAAGTCAGAGCCGCAAAGTGGAAGAAAGACTTGAATGTTTCTTCTGATAAGGATTTAGCTAGAGCAAGAGCAAGCTACCTACTACCCCAAGCTTCACACTGCTGGGAGTTGAAGTGCGAAGATGGGGTAGCGGAGTCAGCATTGATAGCTTACTGGGGTTTGAACTGTGGCCAAGAACCGTAAGGGTCAAAGACAGGATTCTTAGCAAGCTCATCCTTGATAGCTTTGACACGATTGGCTCTTGAGTCGTTAGATACTTTGCCAAACAGGAAGTCTTCCATCATTGAAAGCTGATTGGCTTTGTACTTGTTTAGCCATGTTTCGTCTGGCTTGAACCAGTTTGTGTAGGTTTCGGGAGAGCCAATAAACTCTTTGAGGCATTCTGCTTGGACATCGTGCCTCGAAAGACCTGTGAGACAACACGCAACAAATAGCTTGTCAAGCTCTTGAGGGTCGAGAGACATGCAGTAGCTAAGTGGGCTAGTTCCATCAGCTTCAAAAGCATTATGAGCAGAAGTTTGGTGTTGCTCAATAAGTTTGAGATAATCAGGTTCAGTGTAGCCATCTGGTGTTTCTCCTCCAGGGAATATTGTTTGATGGTCTGCGTAGATGTTACCGACACGATTTATTGCTGAGTAAGTGTAGCCAAGTTTACGATGGATAAGCAGTGATTTCATCAGCTTGCTCATTGTTACATCATCGGCGGCAGACCACATTTTGTTGAGTGCAAAGTCAGCGTAATAAGCATCAAGCAAATCTATCTGTGGGTTGCTGTAGGTCAGAGGCGTTACTTCTTCTTCTTCTTCCTCAACAGCCTCATCTTGAGCCTCCTGTGCTTCTTTAATGTCCTTCATAACCATTTCTTTGAAGTCAACGCTGTAACGATACGAGTTGTAGGTAATAACTAGAATCATATCTTGCTTGGCAAAGCCGTGGTCATCACCATATACGCCATCAAGTGTGCGACATTCAGGTGAGTCCCAATGGTATTGGTCTACAAGATAGATTACATCCATGTATTCTTTTCTGTAGTCCTCAACCATGCGGTAAATATGTGCGGCTTGTAGTTCTGCAAATGCTTCTCTGTTTGTAACAAACTCTTCCTCACCAAACAGGTCAGCTTCGATGCCAAGTTTTGCACGTTCTTCAGTGCCAATGTCGAAAAAAGCAGCACTTACAGGAATTTTTTGCTCTGTCATGGCACGTTTGACAGACTCAGCATGGAATGTCTCAAAGTCTTGGTCTAGATATTCATCTTGCTTTTGGTGATTACCAAGCGTCAGAGCCTGTGCAACAGCCAAGTTGAAGCGGTAGGCACGGAACATCTCTTTAGCCTTGTCTGATAGCTCAGAGAGGCTTACACGCTGTTCTACCCAGCGTTTGGTTTGACCAAAGCGTTTGGCTACAGAGTCAAAGTCCTCTGAACCGTCAGCAACAAGGGCTTGGATGACATCACACTCGTCAAGTGGATGCATATCTTCACGCATCATGTTTGCATGAAGGCCAACCTCATTGTCATTGGATTCTAGTACAATGCAGTTGATGGGTGTTTTCTTGTCTTTGTAGACTTTGTTGAGGGCATCGAGGCGTCTGTTGCCATCGATGACGTTGTAGCCTTTACCATTCTCCACTACGACAAGATTGTGTAGCAAACCTTTGGATTGGATTGAGGCGGCAAGTTGAGCAATGCTCTCCCTGCTGGATTTTACTTTACGAACATTGTCGGGTGAGTGCTTTAGGTCACTCAGCGGAATCTGCTTCTGCATCGGTTTCCTCCAATAATATAGTTACGTCCTTGGCTTCTATGCCAGTAAAGAACTCAAATGTTTTGCCGTCTGAAGCAGAGGCATAGACAGTCAGTGGACAATCATGTTGCCCTTGATAGAACTTGATGGCAACAAAGTTTGGGTCATCAGTATATATGACAACTCTGGTACATTCGATAGTACCACTCATAGATGTGTACATTATTTAGTCCTCCATACACGCCAAGTATCATCATCAATTTTACGCATTGTGCTTTGCCAGCCCTGTCTGCGTATAGCTTGACACATAGATACAGCTTGGCTTTTGCGTACATCAACGCTATCACCAACGCCCATTTTGAGAGCTACAGCACTGAACTGGCTGTAAGCATTGCGAGGCGGGATTGGTATATCGCTTCTGATTTTCATTTAGTCCTCCATGATTTTGTCAGTCAGTGTCTTTGAAGCGAACGCTACGCCAATCCACAGGGGCGCACCAATCACTGAAACCAAGAGGGTCGGGTTGATTCCCATCGCTATCATCATCAACATAATCGTAAACGATAGTGTTAGGTGAACAGTGACGAACCACCCAATCCAGCTTGCTTTGAGGCTGATTGGCTTTATCTTGCGGATGTAATTTAGCATGTTTACTCCTCCTCATGCTTTACTTCACCATGACCTTCGCAAGTCTCGCAGTGGCGAAACTCACCGATTAACTCTCCTCCATACCTAAAGTCTGGGCTTGGCACTTCGTACTCGATAATGCACTCGCCCAGACATTCGGGGCATTCCACCCAAAATATATCAGGCATCTAATATTCCCTCTCTAATCATGTCTTGGATACGCCTGCCGTACCAACCCTGCAATTGCAGATAAAGGTTAGAGTCATAAATGTACTGCCATGCTTGAATAAACTCGTCCTCACTTCGAGGCGTTTCAATTCCTTCTGCTATCATCACGGCAATAGATGGAGTCATTTGATAATTATCATTTAAAGAACATGGGTCTGTAGTCTTCATAACCATTCTCCATTGATATTTTAGCTTTGTTAAACATTATCATAACCTGTAGGTCATGTGTATCACCTATGAATTTTACGTCTTTCTCGAACTGTGTCAAAGAAGTTTGAGGCGGTACACTGTTACCTTCAGAGTCTGTACCCATGAATAACCCTTTGTTTACAAGGGGTTGTGGGTAATTCTTATGAATCCAGAAGAACCTTTGGTCTGCATACAAGCCTTCGTCATCGATGTACACACCATCGCCATTGTCATAGAGGCGTACAAATGTGAACATCCTAGCTTCGATAAGGTCTGATATCCATTCATAACCAGTAGGGTCAATCTCTGACTTGACCAAAGATACCTTCTGTTCTTTTGGATTAACGATAGTGTCTAGTGATTCAACCATTGTGAACTCCTTGTGAATATTTCACAAAACAGGGTGTAAATGTGCATATTGCACAAAAAAGGGCGGTGGCAGTCAGGTCGCCACCACCCTCCTTCCATTCTAGGGGAACGACTTACTAGAATGGAATATCGTCATCCGCACCTGATGGTGAGCCAGTCTGAGGCGCACCTTCGGATGATGTCCCCTTGCTGGCTAGGCGGAATGTTGAGCCTGCACCAGCTAGTTTGACCTTGAATGAACGTTGCTTCTGGCCTTCCTTCTCATACTCTTCGATGATTGGGAAACCCTGGACAAATACAGTAGTGCCTTTGGCGGCATACTTCTCAATGACGTTAGACACAAGGCCCTTGCCATTGCTACCGTCCCAAGCTTCTACACGATACCAGTGGGTTTTCTCCACTTTCTCGCCTGACTTGTTGGTGTAGCCCTCATTGACGGCAACAGAGAAGTTAGCAACCTTAGTACCGTTTACGTCACGGATTTCTGGTTCACTACCGATGTTACCTGAGATTGTGATTTGTGCGAAGTTCATGTCGATTTCTCCTTGCGTTGACATGGTTAGGTTTGAGGCATCACGTCTATCCTCTGTCACTGCATTGCGACCCTCCATGGTGGGTAACAGTGTCAATCTCCATTGTTATTTGGTTTTTCTTCTTTGCATTGCTGCTTTGATTGTTGGTGAAGAAACTTGTGTGCCAGTGCCTCGTCTCTGTTCTGTTCTGTAAGCCCAGAAACGAAACAACTTATCTTTATTGGCTTTCAGATGTTGAGAAAACTCGGTGACTGTCATTTCTGTTGCACGTTTCATCGTGGTCTAATCTCCACCCATTCATAACCAAACTTTTTTCTGATTGGCTTTTTGTAGCCATTGAGCTTCTTCAATGCATAAAGTGTTGCTGAAATTATGCACCCCCCTATCACTGCCGCCATCATGCCAGCAAATGTGCCAGCAAACATAGCAACGAGCAAGATAGTTGAGGCGATGTCGATAGGGATGTCAAGCCAAAGAACTTTTTTGAAGTCGAATTTGGCTAACAAAAATAAAATAGCTAGTGCTGAGAATATGCCAGCGATGATATAGAAAACCATAATGTCCTCCTTGTCAGTCTGAGGCGTTCCACCTCGGTGTTGGTTACAGAAAAAAAAGGTGGGAAGCCAGGGCGTGATGCCCCAGCCTCCCGATGTGTATCGTAGGGCTACTGAACCCTACGACCATATTTCTCTGTGTAAGCTTGACGCTGTTTGGGTGTCCATGACATGTAGACATCCATGGTGACCTTCTTGCGAAAGTGCGACCACTTCTTAGTCTTGCGTTCGGTCTCAAGCTGTTGCTTGGACTTGTAAGCATCCATCGTGTAGCCTGTGCGTCTCTCTATCTCAGGACGTACCTTGGTCTTGAGGACGTAGTGCATATTCTTGATGTATGCGTACTGCTCACGCATACGCTCAATGCGGTTGTCAATGTCTGACTGCTGGGTGACGGTAATCTCTGGGTCAGAAATTACATGGTCTTCGTTCTCGTTCTTGAGACGGTTGGCATAGTTATGAATGTCATCCATGAGATACTCAAGGTTGCGGATGCGAGAATCAATGAGCTTGCAACAGAGTGTCAAGTCATTGCCATCGCCATGAAACATGATAGCCGCTGTCTCAAGTTGAGCGTAGTGCATCTGCCATGCCTCATCGTATGAACGCTTGGCTTGCTCTGAGAATGTGTCAAACTGTAGACGCTTGGCGATGTTGTCGAGATACTCGGTAGTTACATCATCCAGCGTAGGTAGCTTGGTTGGTGTAGGTTCAATGTTAGTTAGGTCAATATCAAAAGGCATGTCTAGTTCTCCTTACGCCAAGTGTGGTAGTTCTGGTTGGTCAAAGTAATGCTCACCATGCACTGTATAGTATGCATCGTATGCTTCGTTTATCTTGTTGTTGTAAAGGTCATCGAGTCTGTCTAGTAGAAGTCCATGTCTACCAGCGTTTGTCTCTGTCGATAACTCTTCCATCAACCGACTGTATTCTTTCCACAAGAACTGAATCTGTTCTGCTTCTAAGTTTCTGGTCATATCAAAATGTTCTCTAACCATGTGTCGTTCTCCTTGTCGTAATGGGGTAGATGCTAATCACCTACCCCGATTTGGCTTATTGGATTGTTATGTCGATGACTGATGCAAGATACATTGCACGTTCGGTGTCACCGTCAGCTAATGCTTGCTCAAGTTCCGATGTAACTTGATTCTCGTAGTCTTGGTCAATGTTGCCAAGACGCTGTTCTTCTTGCTGGTCTGTTAGTAATGTTTTGTAATAACCCATGAGTTTCTCCTCTACGTTATAGGGCTAACACATACACACGATTGTGCATGATATAGACGGGGCGACTATGAGTTGCGAAATGTCAAGGATTTGTTTTGTCGAGAGACAGGCTCGATTTGTCAGGACGCAGAGCCGCACCACTGTACGGCGACAGGTTATGCACAGACCGACAAAAGAAATACTTTACATAACGTCAGCTTAGATGGAAGCAACCTACCGGATTGCTTGCATCTTAGCGCAGTGGTTCGTGTTCGAAGAGTCATCATTCCATGATATCATCACAACTCGTGTGTGTGTGTTGTCAATCTTCAGCGTGATGACTCGCAAGCAAATCAGCTAAGACACCTTAGATTTGTCCTACAAATCTTAGGATGTCTCTGATGCCGTCTTGCCACGACCGCCAGAGAGTTAAGGCATGTGCTAACTCACTGTGAGTACCCCTCGATGGGGTACGAAACAGTTGATTTCGACACTCTACTTGAGAGATAAACTGTCGAAATCCACCTATAAAAGATATGTAAGACAATGAGATGCAAAAAGTGAGTTGACAGCCGTAGATGAAGTATACCTATAATACGTCCGTAGCAAATCGGGTCTTGGAAATGACAACAGCAGATAAACAACAGCAAGAGAAGTATAAAGGCTCTATCGTCCCAATGGATGAGATAGAGAAACATGCACCAGTAGCTCAAGCAGGGAATGATAAACTGACTGAGCCGCAAGCTGAATTAGTACACATGATATTGCATAACGGTTGCAACCCAAGTGAAGCAGCTAAAGCATTGGGTAGAAACAAAGCATGGGCTTACACAACCCTGAAAAAACAACATGTTATAGAGTATAGACAACAGTTGGCTATGATGACTTTGGGATGGGACGCAACACAGGCAATGGCAACGATGAGAGAACTGCTGAATAGCAAGTCACAGTATGTAAGACTTGAAGCCGCTAGAGACTTGATGGACAGAGCAGGATTAAGACAGGATGCTGTTAGAACGCCTAGTACTGCGGTGCAGATAAACTTTAACGTGGACTAGGATAGGGGTCCCAATGCTAATTTGGCTTATATAGAGACCCGCCTTGAAAAACTAGCACTGAACCCATAGAAGGTGAATTGCACACGAAATGGACTTCATTAAGTCTGTACTGACAAAAATATTTTTTTAAAGGAGAAGGCGATTATGGGAAGTGAGTCAGGGGGCGGTTCGACTTACGATGACGCACCGATGCAATATGCACAACAGAAGAAGAAGCGTGAACTAGAAGAACGCCGTGTTCAGATGGCTGAAATGGAAGACCAGAAAGGTTACTATGCTCGGAGTAAATCAGGTAATATTATCAGGTCATCTAGTGGTTCGGCAGTAACATCGACTGCTGGAAGGCAAGCAGTAGAGAATGTTAGAGCATTTGCTGAGGGTAGGGCGGCCATGGATATGTCTGGTGAGCAACCTGTAGAAAGAACGGAAGAGGTTACTACCGAAGAAAAACCTCAAGAAACATCTAAGCCAAAGACAGTTTCCAAACCATCTGTAGCAAGCAGAAGAGCTTTGCTTGGTGCTACAAAGGGTGCGAAGCAAAGACTGTTCTATTGATATGAATCTGGATTACAAACCTCCTGGGTCTATAGCCAAGGCATTTATGAAGGATAATTCCTTTGTAAGAGGTATTAGAGGTCCTGTTGGCTCTGGTAAATCCGTGACTTGTTGCATGGAGATAATGCGGAAGGCTGTCAATCAAGCCCCTAATTCTGCTGGGGTACGCAGAACAAGATGGGCAGTCATTCGTAATACCAATCCCCAATTGAAAACCACGACTATTAAGACGTGGCGGGATTGGTTCGGTGACGAAGTTGGCAAGTTTGTGTGGAGTCCTCCCTACACTCATCTTGTCAACTTCTCACTTGGAGATAAGACCACTGTTGAGCTGGAAGTCATCTTTTTAGCATTGGACAAGCAAGAGGACGTAAAAAAGCTGTTGTCCTTGGAATTGACAGGCGTTTGGCTCAATGAAGCTAGAGAGCTTCCAAAATCTATCGTTGATGCGTGTACTATGCGTGTTGGTCGTTTCCCTTCTATGCGTGATGGCGGTCCGAGTTGGTTTGGCGTTATTATGGACACAAATGCTCCTGATGAGACGCATTGGTGGGGTATTATGGCTGGTGAAGTGCCAGCCCCTGAATATATGGCGGCAGATGAGAAGTTATTGCTGGTAAAGCCGGATGATTGGACATTTTTCACTCAAGCCGGTGCTATGAAGGAAAAAAGGGACGAATCAGGCAATCTGACGGGGTATGAGAAGAATAGCAAGGCTGAAAACCTTAGTAACATACAGCCAGACTATTATGACAAGATTATTTTGGGCAAAACCCCACAATGGGTAAAAGTATATGTATTGAACGAATACCAAGCCCTAATGGACGGCAAACCAGTGTATCAGACCTTTAGAAAAGAAACGCATGTCGCCAAGTCCCCTATTGAGCCTATTGATGGTGTAGAGATAATAGTTGGTATCGATTTTGGCAGAACACCCAGCGCAGTGTTTACTCAGCAAGGTTTTGGTGGAAGGTGGACGGTATTCCATGAGGTTATTGGTCAAGATATGGGGGCTGGACGATTTGCCGAAGTCCTTAAAAGGGAAATCGCTAAGAACGATTGGGAAAAGCATAGTTTTAAATTTGTGGGTGACCCTGCTGGTAATCAGATGGCGCAGACTTCTGAGCAAACACCGTTTATGATACTGAGAGCTGCTGGAATAAATGCACATCCAGCACCAAGTAATGATGCGGTTATGAGGGTAGAAGCCGTGGAAGGTGTGCTTAATCGTATGTCTGATGGTTATCCTTGCATGCAAATTAGCCCTAATTGCACTGTTTTAATTGCTGGCTTTGAAGGGGGCTATCAATACAAGCGCACATATAATATGGGCAATGAGAGATACGAAGAAAGACCTTCTAAGAACAGATTCTCGCATATACATGACGCTTTGCAATATGCATTCTTAGGGGGCGGTGAAGGCCGTAGGGTGATATTCGGTGGGAACAAACCCTCATCCCATACCACTGTCGAAAGGTCAGGAAACCCATTTTCGAGACTGAAAGCAAGAAACCGACTATCCAGAAGGGTCGCAGGGCTGTGAAATGGATAATATGCTTTTGCGAAAGCAAGAATATAGGGATGTGGAAACACTTTACCAAGCACAGGGAAGGTTTTAGCCACGTTTTTGCCATTAAATATGACCCTCAATATGAAATATGGACTAAATATGAGTTTAGCACCCAAGGTTTTAGGTTTGAGAACTATACAGACGGGGAAGCAGACCTTTTGTGGGCTAATATGATAAACTATTGGACTTGTTTAGAAGTAGAAGTAAAAAACAAGCCAATTTATATGCCAAGGCTTATGTATTGTGTTTCTTTTATTAAACACATCGTTGGCTTAAACAAGTTTTGGGTTTTAACACCCTATCAACTCTATTGTGAATTGCTTAATAATGGAGCTGTACTCATGTTTGATGAAAAAGGAGACACAGATGGGTAGCATATTTAGCAAACCTAAAATGCCCGGAAAAAGCGAAGAGCAACTTGCCGCTGAGAAAGCTGAAAAAGAGCGTTTAGATAGAGAAGAAGCTGAATCTAAAGCTAGAGCTGAAAGGCAAGATAGGGTAAGAAGACAAAATTTAGCTGGTCAACGTTCACTTCAGGAAGAGAGCATGACTGGCTTTACAGGTTTTAGAAGAAAGCAAATGGGCGGTACGCCACCACAATCAAGCGGTTCTATTAGGAACTAAGGAGCTAATATGTACGGTGCAGGACAAGGTGACGGCAATCCAACCGTTTCTGGTGGTGACGCAAAGCAAGAGCTAAAACGTGTCATGGACAGATACAAAAAGGCCAAGGGTCGGTGGAACTCTTGGACAGATTTGTGGGAGGAAATCTATGATTACGTTATTCCTCATCGTGAGAGCTTCTTTCAGGAAAGTAGTGCAAATCGTAGAACAGAAAATATCTATGACGAAACTGCTGTTGTTGGTCTTCCTAAGTTTGCTAGTCGCCTACAACTTGGTTTTTTTCCTCCTAATGGTCGTGCATTTAGACTCGCCCCCGGTCCTGAGTTTCCAGACGAACTAAGAAGCAAGTCGTTAGATGAAGAGTTGGATAGGATTACAGACCTTATTCACGAAGGTTTGCGTAATTCTAACTTCAATGCAGAGATGCATGAAGGTCTTCAGGATTTAGGTATTGGAACTATGAACCTTCTTGTTGAAGAGGGTCGTTTCCAAGGCGATTTGCATTTTTCATCTGTACCCCCAACTAATTTGGCTTTGCTACCCGGTCGAATGGATGGTGTGTCCGATTGGTTCAGATGGAACAACAATATGGATATCACCGAAGTAAAGCATCGATATCCTAAAGCTAAATACTCTGAAAAGATGCTGTCTGAGCAAAAGCGCAATCCTACTCGTAAGACTAAGATTGTCGAAGCTACTATCTATGATGAAACAAACAGATTTAAAGACGAATACACATACTATTTGATATCTGAGACAGATAACGAAATCTTGATAAAGGATACATTCAAGGGTCGCGGTTCTATTCCTTGGATTACTACACGCTGGTCTAAGTCTGGTTTTGAAGTATGGGGAAGAGGTCCTGTTCTTCAAGCTATGCCAGCAATCAAAACACTAAACTTAACAGTACAGTTGATTTTAGAAAATGCTGAAATGGCTATTGCTGGTAGTTATATATATGATGACGATGGTGTATTTAATCCTGACAACATCACGATACAACCCGGAACTTTTATTCCTAGAAGTCCTGGGTCAACAATATCACCATTACAGAGTGCTGGTAGATTTGACGTAGCACAGCTTGTTTTGGACGATATGCGTAGAAATGTACGCAAAGCGTTGTTTATTGATGAGCTAGACACCAGACCTAATGCAAGAACACCACTTTCTGCGACAGAAGTATCCGAGAGACTAGCTGATGTAGCTAGAGATATGGGTGCTGTAGCTGGTCGTATGCAGAAAGAGTTTTTACAGCCGCTAGTAGAACGTGTTGTCTATATCTACAAGAAGCAGGGGCTGTTAGACATACCGAAGGTAGATGGCAGGGAATTGCGTATCGTTCCGGTCTCACCCCTCCTCAGAGCGCAAGACCAGCAAGACGTGTCTGATTTTGTACGCTTCCAACAGACAGTCGCTTCTACCTTCGGACCTGAAATAACTCCAATGCTGTACAATCAAGAATCTGTGATTAAGTATCTAGCCGCTAAGTTCGGTATTCAAGAGGAGCTTTTAGCTGAAGCAAGCCAAGTACAAGAGAATGTACAAACAATGCAACAGCTAATGCAAGCTCAACAAGGAATACCGCAATGAAGGAGAAAATAAATGTTTCAGTCGATGGTCGTGGATACAGCAAAGAAGTTGACAAAGACCTTAATAGTAAAGCCTATGGTCTGTTCGGCTCAGGTGTCGGAAAGGATTTTCTACATTACTTGGAGTCGCTCACAACGAATAACATATATCCTGCAGGGACTGGAATCGAAACTCTAGCCCATGCAGAGGGTGCTAGATGGATTGTTGCTATTATGAAAGCTAGATGCGAACACGGAAGGAAACAATCTGATGGCTAAACCAGCAAACCCAGCGTTATACGCAAGAGCAAAAGCTATTGTTAAAGCAAGGGTCAAGAAATGGCCTTCTGCTTATGCTTCGGGTCAACTGGTACAGCAGTATAAGAAAATGGGGGGCAAATACAAATGAGCCTCACCAAATGGTTTGATGAGAAATGGGTAGATATATCAACGACCAAAGGCGGAAAACATCCTCCTTGTGGGCGTAAAATGGGTGATGGAAGAAAGTATCCAAAATGTGTTCCGCAGTCTAAAGCAAGTTCTATGACTAAAGCACAAAAAACTGCGGCAGTAAGACGTAAACGTGCCACTAACCCTAGCGGTGGTGGTAAGAAACCTACTTATGCGAGGACGTAATGGCTAAATCACCAGCTTGGCAACGTAAAGAGGGCAAAAACCCTGAGGGCGGTCTAAACGCCAAAGGTAGAGCTTCGTATAAAGGCGGTAAGTTAAAACGTCCTGTATCTGCAAAGGAAGCTAAACGCTCTCCAAAAGCAGCCGCTAGACGCAAGAGTTTTTGTAAGCGAATGATGGGTATGAAAAAGAAGCTTACATCCAAAAAGACGGCTAATGACCCTAACAGTCGTATCAACAAAGCACTAAGGAAGTGGGATTGTTAAATGAGTGAAGAAGCAGAAGCACAAGTAGAAACCAACGAGGTTCAGACTGGAGAGTCGGAGCAACCTCAGGAAACTACTCAAGAAAGACCTGATTGGCTTCCAGAGAAGTTTGACAGGCCAGAAGAGCTTGCGAATAGCTATAGCGAACTGGAAAGAGCGTTTTACACACGCAAAGAAGAATTAAGAAATCAAATCGTAGAAGAGCTAAACAAGGAAGCTTCAAGCAATGCACCTATCAGCCCTGCTGACTATGAATTGCAGTTTGAAGCACCAGAAGGCATTGAGTACAGCGTAGCTGATGATGACCCGATGGTAGATTGGTTTAGAACTACTGCACATAACTACGGTTTATCTCAGGATGAATTTAATGGCTTGATGAATGAATATATTCAAATCGATGCCATGAGAGGTCCTGATTGGAATCAAGAATCAGAAGCACTTGGCGAATATGCTGAAAAGCGTTTAGAGCGTGTAGATGGGTGGGCGCATAATAATCTAAGCCCAGAAGCTTATAACGTATTTGCCAATGTCCCAGCATCTGCTGGTATGGTTCAATTGTTTGAAGAATTGATGGAACTGAACGGTCAGCCTCAGTTTAACATGACTTCAAACACAGAGTTTCAAGAGCGTATTAGTCGTGAGGACTTAATGTCCATGCAAAACGACCCACGCTATTGGAAAGAGAAAGACCCAGCTTTTATCTCAAAAGTAAGAGCAGGGTTTGCTCAACTAGCAAGACAAAATGGATAATGTGAATTTTCTTATTTTGGCTTATATGAAACTGTGATTGTACTAGAAGGCCTTGACGCAAGGGATAATCGGAAACGACCCCAAGTAGATAGATAACCAGAAAGAACAAAACTTAACTGTAACTTGTAAAAGGAGGGTGTTATGGCAACACCAACAATTGATGTCTCCTTTATCGAGGAGTTTGAATCTGGCGTCCACATGGCGTACCAGCGTCAAGGCTCTAAGTTGCGTGGTACTATTCGTACAGCTAACGGTGTAAAGAATAAGACCACCTTCCAAAAAATCGGTAAAGGTTTCGCTACAACCAAGGCTCGCCATGGTAACGTAGCACCAATGAATCTCGACCACACAAACGTCTCAGTAACCCTTGAGGATTACTTTGCTGGTGAGTGGGTGGATGATTTAGACCAACTGCGTATTAACCACGATGAAATGCTTGTCGCACAGCAGTCAGGTGCTTATGCACTAGGCCGTAAGACAGACGAGCTGATTCTGGACGCAATGGACACAACTACCAATAACCTGAACGAAACAACTAACGGTATTACACTGGCATGGGCATTTAGCCTGATGGAAGCATTCGGTAACAACGATGTTCCTGATGATGGTCAGCGTTACTGTGTTGTTGGTTGGGAAAACTGGTCACAGTTAATGGACATTGATGAGTTCTCTCGTGCTGAGTACATCGGTACAGAAAACTTGCCATTTGCTAATTCAATCACTGCAAAGCAGTGGCTGGGCTTCACATGGTTTCCGTTCTCAGGTCTGACTGACTTGGGCGCAGACCGCAAGTGTTTTGCTTGGCACTCTTCAGCAGTGGGTCATGCAATTGGCTCAGATGTTTCATCAAACATGCAGTATCACAACGATAAGGATGCATACTTTGTTCTGAATAAGATGCAAATGAATGCTACTCTCATCGATGCAGATGCATGTTATGAACTGCAACTGAAGAAATAAGGAGAGGTTATAATGGCACTCGTAAATGCAGACTTCACCTTAGTCAACTACTCAGGCAACGGCTTTCATATTTGGCACTACAAATCTACTGCCGATGCTCTGAACACTATTGATGCGGCTGGTTACTTCAATAACAAGTCCAGCGAAATCAATGTTGGCGATGTAATCTTTATCAATGCCTCAAACGGCTTTGGTATTGCTACTGTTGTTTCAAACTCTGGCGGTGTAGTCGATACAGGCGACATCGTTAGCATGACAACAGATAGTCGCTAATGGCTAAAGCACCAACAAAGAAGGCGGCAGAGAAATCTGCCCCTTCACCTTCCCCAAAAGAGAAAACTGTCCGTGGTGGCAAAGTAACTTTCGGTAAAGGCGTAACTTTAGGAAAGAATGTAAAATGACCCCATGTAAATCATGTCCATACCCAGGAAAGTGCAGAGCCGCAGGCAAGTGCTTAAATCCTCCAAAGGGTTCTAAAACTATGGGTAAAAAAGATGCTAAGAAATACTAAAAAACCTAATAAAAAAACTATGGGTTATAAAAGAATTAGTAGCACCGAAAATGACGGTAGTGGTTATCATTCTGGCCTTACTGACAATCCCGGTGCATCTACATATCCAATGCAAGATAACCCTTCCTTTACAATAGAAGAACAAAAGATAATTGACGCAAGAAAAGCAAAGCTTTTAAAGTCTTTTAAAGGCGGAAGGACACGCTAAGTAATGCCCACTACTCCATCCACCGATATTGAAGTTGCACAGAAGGCTATGGTCTTAATAGGACTAGAGCCTTTGACTTCATTTACAGATGCTACAGATGAAGCATTGGTTGCTAACACAATATACGAGGATGTAGTTACTGACTGTCTTGCCCAGCATAACTGGAACTTTGCAACAGGTCAGAAACAATTGGCTAGACTTACTGCCGCACCATTAGATAGATGGAGTGCGGCTTATAACTTACCCACAAGCCCAGCAGTTGTTCAGGTACTTACAGTCACTATTGACGATGTACCTCAACCATACGACATTTATGAGCGTTATGTGTATATCAACGCTGAAGTAGCTGATGATGTTGTACTTAATTATATCTTTAGGCCTGATACTCAGTATTGGCCTCCTGCATTTACTATGTGGGTTATCTTTAGACTTGCCTCTGTTTTGGCTTTGTCTGTAACTAGAAAAGGCGATATAGCTAATTCTTATACAAGACTTGCAGAAGAACAGTTTAGAAAAGCTAAAGCTAGAGACTCACAGCAAGTAACGACACAAGGCATTCGCTTGAACCGTTACAGCCGAGCAAGAGTCGGTGCATACCAGCAAATAGAAGGCACATAATGAATGGCTCTTTTACGTCAGTTTTACACCAACTTTACAGCAGGGGAGATTACACCCTTACTGTCTTCAAGGGTTGATTCAAACGCATATAAGAATGGTGTAAAAAGCCTAAAGAACTTTCGTATTCTATCTCAGGGCGGCATTAGACGTAGAGGTGGTTTGCGGTATCTTCAAGAACTTTCTGACATTCCATATCAAGCAGAGTCTTATGTTTATGACGAAGATGAAGCATATATTCTGTTATTCTCTAATACTCAGCTAGATGTTGTTGATGTATCTGACCCAACAAACATAGCAGACACGATTACATCATGCCCTTGGACAACTAACGAAATAGGTGATTTAAGGGTGGCTCAGTCTGGGGACACAATGATTATTGTGCATCCAGATATGCTTATGCAAAAGCTTACCAGAACATCAGCTTCTACATTTAGTTTGGTTGACTTTGACTTTACGCATGATGGTGATGCTCATTATGAGCCTTTTTATCGCTTTGTTGACCCAGCAGTAACAATTACCCCACAAAACTCAAACACAGGTTCTCAAAACTTTACTGCCAGCACTTCTATTTTTTCATCTGCTTGGGTTGGTGAACATCTTGAATACACAGACTCTGCTGGGACTGTAGTACACATTGAAATAACTGCTTACGTTTCTGGAACTGTAGTAACAGGAAACTTTAGCAAAGCAATAGCAAACACAAACGCTAGAGATACTTGGAAAGAGTCTGTATTTTCTGCAAGACATGGATACGCTAGAAGCGTTATGTTCCATGACCAAAGACTAATATTTGGCGGTTCAAGGGATTTGCCTAATCATTTATTTATGTCAAAAACAGGTGAATATTTTAATTTTGACGTAGGCACTGGGTTAGATGACGAGTCTATTCAAATCCAGATAGCTGAAAACCAAGTGTCTGAAATTAAGTCTTTATCTTCTTTTAGGCATTTAGCAATATTTACATCTGAGCAAGAACTTTATGTACCTACAACTGAAAACAAACCTCTAACACCTACAACAATTGCTGTTAAGAAACAAACTTCATACGGTAGTGGTGAAGTAGTTCCTGTTGAGTTTGATGGTGCTGTTGTTTTTCTAACAAAATCAAAAGGTGCTGTAAGAGAGTTTGTATTTTCTGATATAAGCCAAGCTTATAATGCTGATGCCCTTACTTTGCTATCACCCCATTTAATTGGTGTTCCAACAGAAATGGTTGCCCAACGTGAAGCTGGCGACCAAGTAGAAGCTTATCTTTATCTTATAAATGAAGACGGTAAAATGCCTGTCTTTATGTCTATTCGTAAAGAACAGCTTCAAGGATGGGCTGAATGGTCAACCCAAGGCTCTTTCAAAAATAATGTTGTTGTAAACAGGGTTGTTTATGTAATCTGTGAAAGACAGATAGATGGAAATACTTTTACTTCGTTAGAAGTTTTAGACAATCAATACCATACAGACAGCGCAATTAAAGACACTGACTCTACGGCAAAAACAAACTGGACTGTAGCGCATCTTCCTAATACTCAGGTTGTTGTTAAATCTGGTAATTATGCAATGGGTACATACACAACAGACGCTAGTGGTAATTTTACACTAACAGCTGCTGTTGATAATATAGAAGTTGGCTTAGACTTTACGCCAGAATTAGTTACATTACCGCCAGAGTTTCAGCTCCCTGATGGGATATCTTTTGGACAAAAAAGAAGAGTGGTTCGTGCTGTTATAGATTTGAATGAGACTCTTAATGTAAAAACAAAAGGAACAACCTTATTGATTAGAAGAGTGACAAACAACTTTGCTAATCAACCTGACCCTATCACTGGTCGTAAAGAAGTGTATTTACTAGGATGGGGTAATGAAGGTACTGTAACAATAACCCAAGACCAACCATTGCCTATAACGATTAACGGTCTGTTGCTAGAGGTAGAAGTGTAATGGGCGTAGAAATGGCTATTGCTGGTGCTTTGATTGGTTTAGCTGGTGCTAGACAACAAAAAGCAGCCTATGAAATGGAAGCAAAAGCTTACGAAGAGCAAGCTGACATGGCTAAAATACAGGCTCGTCAACAAGAGTCTGAAAGACGTTCTCAGTTGCGTAAGCAACTTGCTTCATTAGGGACATCTATGTCTTCTCAAGGAGTTGCCCTTACTCCAAACCAAGGTTCTGTGGGTGCTATTAAAAAAGCTGAGATAGATATAGCAAAAGCAGATATATCATCAATAAAGCTTATGGGCATGAGCAATAGAAGAAAATATGAAATTAGTGCGGCTGGCTCTAAAGCGGCAGGAAAAGCTACAATGACTACTGCAATAGGACGTGCAGCTGGTCAAGGGTATAGTATTAGTCAAGGTGGGTCAGGATTTGCATAATGGCTTTTAAACCAACAAAAGGAAGACAAGTATTTACTCAACCTACAGGTATGCCTAATTTGTCTGGCTTTAAAGAAGCGGCAAGGGCGTACACAGAACTTGGTCAAATGGCGTTTAATATTGGAACTGACATAACGAAGTCAGAGTACAATGACGCTATTCGTCAAGCTGAGATTGATGGTAAAACTGCTGGTGTAACATACGACAAAGACAATAACCTTGTTCCTTTGACAAATTTAAATTATGGCAAGGAAATATCTTTATTTGCAAAAAAAGACCAAGAAGCAGTTGCTAGTAAATACAGGCAGTCTGCCATAACAAGCTATGTTTCTGCCGCATCAAATGACATTAGAATTTCTGCTGAACAGTCATTAAGTGCTAATCCTAATGACCCTGATAAAATTAGAGCTAATTTAGATGGGTATCTTCAAGAGCTAAAGACTCTTGAGCCAGAAATTTTTGCTTCATTAGCTCCTAAAGCTGTAGCTGAATATACAATTGCTGAAAACAAAGCACTAGCTCAACAACAAAAAGAAGCTAAAGAGTATAACGTATCTCAAAATGTGAGTGCATTTAAAGCCAATGCAGTAAAGTTAGGTGTGCATACTGCAAAAGGTCCTGTTGATGAAGACTACTTACCAGCAGAAGGCCAAGAGCTTTTAATTCAAGAAATACTTGAAGAACAAGACCAAATTAAACAGTCCCTTGAAGCTGACGGTGTATCTAAAGAGCAGATTCTACAATTAGAAAACACTCAAAATACAGTTGTCATGTCCAGGACATTTCAAGCGGCTGTAGAGCGTTCTTTTGAAATAAATGGAACTGCCGCAACTTACGAGTTGATTGCTGACCTAAAGATGAAAGCGGCACAATCACAGGGTATTGATTCTTCCGCAGTAGATAGTTTGCTAAACACCACAATGACTGGTCTTGTTGCAATATCTACAGCAAAAGAAAAAGAGCAAAAAGACTTTCTTACAAACATTTATCACGGTCTTTACAGAGATATTATCTTAGATAAGTTTAATATTAGAGATGCTGTAAATAATCCTGAACATCCTTTCCATGAATTAGATGGGACAAGACAGGGAACTTTGTTTACATTAGGCGTTTCCAGTACAAAGCAAATTAGCTCTGACTTAGAAACAGCTAATACTGCTGTGTACAACAATGCTTTAGCAGACCTTCAGAATCCTGAAGTAAGTGGCTTTGATAATATTCAAAGGTCTATGAGATTGATTAATAGTCTTGTAGATGAAAATGCATTAGGTGCTGACAGTTATAAACTTGGAGTTGAAGCTAGAGCTGAGTTTGCAAAGGCAGAACAATATTTCCTAACTCAAGGAGGAATGAAGCAAGGTTCTTTCATTCAAAGTGAGTTAGGTCCTATGTCTAGCTTTACGCATCCTCCAAGTTATTACAATAACGAAACATATATTGCTGGTTTAGAAGCGCAAGGCGTTATTGGAGAGGGTGCTTATTTTCCAACTAGAAAACAGTATATAAACTTAGTAGAAGCTTATTCAAAGTTGTACGAAACACGTTTTGATAACTTAAGACTTGCTAATAAAGGAACGCAAAAAGCCCTTAACAATATCATGCCAAGTGCCGCAGAAATGACGGCAATGGTAGAAGCTAATGGTTTTGACAAAGTGATTGTTAATGGTGGATTGGTTGACTTTAACTTACTGTCAGACGATGAAGCTGTTTATACAGCCAGTGTTGATGCTGTAGCCGCATTTGCAGTTGAAACAGATGGCCTTCTTCACCCAGAAGCAAAAGTTTTATTTGAGAACGCTAAAAATACTCCCGAAAATGCAAATAGAGCTTTGCAAATAATGGGTCAGGCTATGTCAGCTATTCGTGCAAAGAATGAAGGTGAGCGTGAGGAGTTTGTAGAAGCTAGGTTTTATAGAAACTTAGACATGGACACTGTTCAGTTTTTAAGAGCTATTGACCGTGTAGGTGTTGAAAATGCTATGAAAGCATATTCTGTTACACCCAACATGAACAGAAATGCAAGCGGTATTGTAGCGAATGAAAAATATGGTGGAGAAAACTTTGATACCATATTTGAAAAAGCGTTCAGTGAAGCTGTTGAAGCAGAAGGTTTCCTTAAGTTTTTTCAACCGTCCATTACTCCAGAAGACAATCAAATGCTTTATCAAATGGCAGGTGAAGCTGGCTCAACAAATATTGAAGATGCTATTATTGCAGACCCTGTTATTGAACGCACTATAAAAGAAATGTTTAATAACACTATGATGAAACATCCAATGGCTGTGACAAAAGAAGTAGTAAGGGATGTTTTAGGTCAAATTGGTAAAAGAGTTGGTTTCCAGAAGAATCCTGATACAGGTGAAATAGAGTTAAGAAAAGACCCTATATTGCGTGTTGCACAAGCAACAACTGGTAATACAGGAATTACTTTAAAGCCCGAAGACATTGACAACGATATTAAAGATAAGATTTTTGCTAACCCTGAGTTGTTCAAAGAAATACCAAGATTAAGAAAAGAGCTTGCTAATGTTGGTCAAGACATGGTTGCTGGCGGTCGTCCAGGACCGACTCTTCATTATTTAGCAAATGAGACATACGGTGGTGAACCTACTTATGCGGTGGTTTTAAAAGATAGCTACGGAAAGGTTCATGAACTGTTTCCTGCATATAGCTTTAACTTTAAAAACACAAAAGCTTTTGGTGACGATTTAAGTCAGTCCGCTTATAGCAAGGCTCTTTCTTCATTAACATCTGAGCGTTCAAAGCGTGTTTGGTCTGCTATTGGCGTTATGGACCAAACAATGATTAACTCTGTGTTTCGTCAAGTTGAAAGAAGAAGAAACGATAGGAGTCTAAATGGTTTGATTGGCATATATAATCAAACATTTGGTGGTTATAAAATGAACTACTTAGACGATTCGCCTCTTACAGAAGTTGAAGTAAAAGAGTTTATGGACATGATTGACTTATGGCGTCAGTTAGGCTGGTAAAATGAACAATATTGACTGGAAATTTATTGAAGAGCGTGAAGGAAACAAGCTAACTGGCTATGTTCCTAATGCTAAAAACAGTAAATCTGGTGTTACTATTGCCAGTGGTTTTGACCTTGGTGCTAGAAACTTGTCAGATTTATCTGGTCTTCCAGAAGATATTATAACTTTGCTAAAACCTTTTCTTGGCTTCAAAGGTGCTGAAGCACAAGAAATGGCAAAGAACCTTAAAGTAAGCCAAACTCAAGCTGAGACTATAAATGAGTTTGCACATAAACAAGCCGCAGAAAATCTTGCATCTAAATGGAAAGCAAAAACAGGACAAGACTTTGCGGAGCTACCTAAAAACAAAGCCACAGTAATTGCATCTGTAGCTTTCCAGTATGGTGATTTAGAGACAAAAACTCCTAACTTCTGGAGACAGGTAACAGAAGATGATTGGGGTGCGGCTATAAAAAATCTTCGTGATTTTGGTGACGATTACGATACCAGAAGAAACTTAGAAGCTGACTTTGTAGAATCTGGCATGTCTGAGACAGAGCTTGAATCAAAAAAAAAATTTGAACAAGAGTTAGCTAGAGACAAGCAATACGGCATACAAGAAGCTATGATATCTGGCGAAGAGGGTGGTCTAGGTTCTGCTCCAACTGCTGATACAGCTCAGCCCCCTCAAGAAGTCATTGAAGATTTAGACATTCCTGCTGAAACAGTAGAAACGCTTCCTGTAACTGAAGAGGTTATGGAAGAACCTAATATTCAAGAAGTTCCTCAAGATAGCGGTTTGTCTGAAACATTGCCTACTCCCGGTGATATTTACGGTGGATATACACAGCTTTATGGAAATGGTGAGCAATACGGTCAAAGAATACCATCTAAGCTAAATGAAGCTGATGAGTATGATTATCGTGTTTTTGATGAAGATGGCTGGGATGTATGGGGTGCTGCCTTTAGACAGCACAACTTTATTCCATCTCTTGTAAGAATGATTAGTGCTACTGATTCAAAGTATCAACCTGTAGCAGATTATGACCCTTTTCAAGACAAAGAGTTGATTAGCAAAGTGGGTAGTGACGGTACTTGGAGGTTTAGGAACTCTAAGTCACCAGCAGAATCAATGATGCTGTATGAAAGAATGCAGCAAGACGCAGAAGACATGATGCTTTTGAACTCTACACCTTCTGTTAGCAAACAGCTAGTTGCTGGATTAGCAACGCCAACGACATTTGCTCCTATTGCTCCTTTGAAGGTATTGCAATCAGCAAATAGAACTAGACGTTTTGTTGGTGGTGCGGCATTTACAGCCGCATTAACTGCACCAGAACAGTTGCTTATTGATAGCCAGAATACTCAAAGAGACACTAGCCATACAGCTATAATATTAGCAGGGGCTAGTTTGCTTGGTGGTGGTTTATCGGTTGCTTTTGGAAAAGCACCTAAGATTATACCTCAAGAGCAAAAACTATTAACCAATAAAACAACAAGTGATGGCGGTGAAGGATTGTATAGGCCTGCTGGTGCTGGTGTAAGCCCTGAAAAAGCAAGGGAAGCCGCTTATGCTCAAATGGAAAAAGAAGCCTTAGTGGAAACTGGTATTGGGGTTGAGAAAATAGGTTGGAATCCTGTTACCAGAATGCTGAAAAGTGAAAACCCATTTGTCAGAAACCTTGCTGTTGGCATGGTTGATGTTGGTGGAATGATGCAGAAAAAGGTTACAGACCTTGGGCTTGAAATGGACCAGTCTGTAGAAACAACCTTTAGAACTACATATTTCTCAAAGCTATTAGATAGCGTGAGAGCTTCTGATGAAGCTTATCTTGCATATAGAAACATTGCTGTACCAAAGACAGATGCTGGTCGTGCTGTAACAATGATGAAAACAAAAGTTACAGATATGGTAAAAGGCGGTGATTCATTAGGAGAAGTACAGTTTAGGCATCGTGTAAGTATGGCTATGCGTAGAGGTGATGTAGATGAAATGAATGATGCGGCATCACCTTATGTAACAAGAGCCGCAAAAGAATACAGAAAGACTTTTAACTTCATAAAGAAGGAAGCTGAATCTGTAAGGTTGTTTGAACGTGAGTTGAAAAAACAAATAGATGAAGCTGTAGAACCGGGTCTAAAAGCCGAACTAACTGAAAAGCTAAAGAAGCTTAGAGAGCAAGGCGTTACTGCTAATAATGCTGTAAGCTATCTTCCTAGAATATATCGTGTTGATAAGATTATGGATAATCAGCAAGGCTTTTTATCTATTGTAGAAAATTATGCTAGAAGAAGTTTACGACTAGATGCACAAGCGGCTAAATCTTACGCTAACGATGTATTAGATACTGTTACACACAGAAGGCCTTATGTAGACCTAGAAGGTGTTAGCGATAATCTTGATTGGATTAAAACACCATCTGGCGCACAAGCTAGAACACTAGATATTCCTGATGATTTGCTAGAAGAGTTTCTTGAAAATGATGTAGAAACACTTCTTCGTCATCATGTAAAGACTATGGGTATGGATATTGAGCTTACTCGTAAGTATGGTGATGTAAGTATGTCTGGTGTCCTTGATGATATAACCCAAGAGTACAACAGGCTTATGGGTAAAGTTGCGGAAAAAATAGATAGTATAGTTACTGGTCAAGGCATTTCCATAAAAGTCCACAGAGGAAGCGGCGGTAAAGGCAAAGTAAGCTTTGAAGAGTCTGCCTTAGGAGACGGTCTTTATTTTGCAACAAATGCAAAAACAGCATCTAGGTTTGGTAAACAAGTAGATGAAGTAAATATTACTTTAAAAAACCCATTGAAAATTACATCAGATGATGAGCTTATGGCTTTGTTTAGACAGGCTGGTTTAAACGCAGACGAACTCCAAGCCGCTAAAAAAGCCTATGATGATTTTATGTCTGCTATGGCAGAAAAAAGAAAAAATCTTGGAACAGGAAAAAGTTTATCTGAAAACAAAAAACTTACTGATGAATGGTTTGCAGAGTTTGACTCTGGATATAATAAAGTTGCCTCAAGTTATTCTGCTTTAAGACAGTCGTATATGAAACAATTGCGTCAGTGGGCAGAATCTAATGGTCACGATTCTATTTCAATAAATTTTGGCTTAGATGATTTTGACCAAGTAACCAAAGGCAAACTTACTCCATTAAAAATAATGGATGAATACGCCAATGTTACAGGAAAAGGTGGCAAACACCAAATATTAGAAGAAACCTTTTCTCATGACCAAGTGGTTGTTTTTAACAAAAATTTTGATGATTACGGAAAGGTAGGGGCAACAAGGAATCAAGCAGATATTGATAGATTAGAAAAAGCAATGGAAGCAGACCTTCGTGATGTTCGTGGTCTGCGTGACAGATTGCGTGGTACATACGGTGCATCTAAAGACCCCCATGCTTTGTCTAGCAGATTTGTAAGAAACATGAAATCTATCAATACTCTTGCTGGAATGGGCAGTGCTGTTGTGTCTTCTGTTCCTGATATTGCTAGACTTGTTATGGTTGAAGGCTTTGAGAATGCTTATGCAAAAGGATTTTCTACATTATTTAACAGGCAAGCAAAGCTAGTACGTCAATTAGGCAAAAAAGAATTAGACCAAGCGGCTATTGCCGTAGACGCAACTCTTGGCTTAAGAAGCCATGCTATGTCTGATTTGGGTGATTTGTTTGGGTCAAGATATACTATTGAAAGAAAATTAAACCAAGCAACAGGTATGTTCTTTTTATTCAATGGTTTGAATATATGGAATCAGGCACTTAAAGAAATGGCTGGTAACATGACAATGTTAAGGATGACTGAGGGTTTAATGAAACCTTGGTCAAAATTAACAAAAGCAGACCAAGAAAAGTTTTTAAAGAATGGCATTGGTCAGCAAGACCACATGCGTATGCAACAGCAAATACGTCAGTTTGGTAGGCAAGAAGGCAAAGAATGGCTACCTGAATCAGAAGCTTGGACTGATGCCACAATGAGATTGAAGTTTAGAAATGCTCTAAATCAGAACGTAGAACGCATAATTATAACGCCTGGGGCTGGTGACAGAGCCTTATGGACATCTACTGAGTTTGGCTCAATGCTTACTCAGTTTAAGTCTTACGGTCAGGGGGCTATGGTAAGAATGCTTACTGCTGGCTTGCAAGAGAAAGACGGTGCTTTTTGGCAGGGTGCATTTTTGATTGTAGGTTTAGCTGGGATTATAAATGAAATCAAAAGATTACAGTACGGGATTGAATCCGATGAGGATGTTGGAACAAAGCTAATCAATGCTATTGATAGGTCTGGCATAGGTGGATGGTTTACAGACGTTAATAATGCTATTGAAAAGATTAGTGACCATAAATTAGGTATGCGTCCTTTCTTTACTGACCAGCCACAGTATCAAATGCCTTTTGGAGCAAAGGCTGGTGCAGTTGCAGGACCTACAGCAAGCAATTTAATCAATATGGCAGACGTTGCATCTGATGTTATTACATTTAACGCAGATGAGAAAACCTTAAGAAACTCTAGGTTTTTCTTTCCAACAGGCAATTTATTTTACTTAGACCCCATATATGATGGAGTTTTTGGGGAAGGTAATGTGAATAGACAGCAAACTGGCAATAGGGAATAGATAAAGTATGGCTACTATAGAAATTGCAGATAATGACGCTAGAGTCCAATACACACAGGCCGTTGTTGCTAGTACTACGCAATTAACGATTGATTTCCCATTCTTTGACGTTGATGACATCAATGTTATTGTAACAACTGCGGCTGGTGTTGATACTACGCTGTCCAGAGGTACAGGTACTGGTACATTTGCTGTTACAGGAACTGCGGTAGATGATGGATTTTCTGGTGGATATATTACTCTTGGCGACAATTATAGCGCAGGAACTGATACATTCACTATTTTTAGGGACATACCTGTAGCTAGAACTACAGATTTCCCAACATCAGGACCTTTTAATATCTCGTCACTCAATACTGAGTTAGACAAGATTATTGCTATTGAGCAAGAGTTAGAGACTAAGGTTAGCCGTACAATGAAGCTGTCAGATTCTGACACTGCCGCTTCAATTACACTACCTTCATCAGCAGCTAGAGCGAACAAGTTTCTATCATTTGATGCCAACGGTGCTGTAACGGTAACAACTACTATTGGTACATATCAGGGAACTGATACAACAACTACCACAACTGGCTATGTAAAAAACGATTTAGTTAAATCTACAACTACAGCACAATTAAATAATGTTTATATCTGTATTGCAGATAGTCCCAGTGGCACATTGCTTACAAACACAGCTTATTGGGAACTGGTTGTAGATGCTGTATCAGCCGCTACGTCAGCTACCAATGCGGCTAACAGTGCATCGGCTGCCTCTACAAGCGCAACAAATGCCGCTACAAGCGAAACCAATGCGGCAACTAGCGAGGCTAATGCCGCAACATCGGAAGCAAATGCTGCCACCTCTGAGACTAATGCAGCTACTTCTGAGACAAATGCGGCGACATCTGCTACTAATGCCGCTAACAGTGCATCTGCGGCAGAGGCTACATTCGACCTATTTGATGATGCGTATCTAGGTGCAAAGGCCAGTGACCCAACACTGGACAATGACGGCAACGCATTACAGGATGGTGCGTTGTACTTTGACACAACCAACAATGTGATGAAGGTTTACGACCTCGGCACGACAACTTGGCTTCGGCTAACACCTACCGTTGCCAATCAAACAAACATTAACACAGTAGCTGGCATAGCCAGTGATGTAACCACTGTTGCAGGGGTAAGCAGTAATGTAACTACTGTTGCCGGAGTTTCTGCTAATGTGACTACGGTTGCTGGGGTATCATCTGATGTAACCACAGTAGCAGGTATTTCTTCTAATGTAACTACTGTGGCTGGCAACAGCGCAGATATAACAACAGTAGCTGGGATATCATCTGATGTTAGTGCGGTAGGTGCTGTAGCGGCTAACGTCACAACCGTTGCAAACAACCTTACAGATATTAATGCTTTTGCTAATACTTACTTTATTGGGGCAACCGCACCATCCTCGCCT